CTCGATTTATATAATTCCATGGCCACACACGCCCTTCCCAGGGGGCCAACCCTGGTTCTTGTGTGTGGGAGTTTGCAATGGCTGGTAACTGTGCACCGGGAAGCCCAACGCTGGCTCACCAAACCAACGTTGTAAGAGGTGATCAACCTGCTCCCTGATCCTTCATGCACAACTGTGGCACCACTGCAACTGGCCACCCATATGCTGCAATCCCCCCCTGTGGTAGGGTGTTTCATCTGATGCACACTACATGTCATCACCTTCAGGAACAGCTAATTCCGAAGGTGGCAGCTTTGGTTCAAGTGGTGGCTTGGGTGCTGGTGGAGGCTTAGGGACCACAGGGAACCCCAGACAGTCCAACTCAGGCAAGCCAGCCTCTCTCCGCAGCTGGTTAAGGTAAATTTGCCAATCAGTCAATTCACATGTGTCAGCATTCCTGGTGAACAGGGATGCCCCTGCCGTGCCACCATAAGTGGACTGCGTAAACTCTACATCATAGTCCACCATAAGGTGGCCGTAACTAGAGTTTGCGAACTGGAAAAAGAACATGGCAGCCAAGTAGGCCCCAACACGCTGGTTGTCCGTAGCCTCGGTGATTGTGCCGTTGCCGGTGGTGAGGAGCCAGGGCACACGGGCATGAATTTGCGCAGTGTCCCAAGCGATTCCCAAACCGCCAGCTGTGGTTGTACCATAGGCAGGACAAACGATGTTAGAGCTCATGTTAACAATGGCAGTGGATGCTGGGGTAGAAGTTAGCAAATTCCACTGCACAAGTTCCTGGTGATCATACAGCGCACCCATGCGGACCTCACCAGTTTGTGTGGTGGGTGATGTGGACACGTATCTCACCTGAAGCTTGTGCCACCTGTACTTGGCATAATTGTTGGCAATGCCTTTAAGCCAGGGGAAATAGTTGGCATCGGTGGGATTAAGGCCAAATTGGCTCTTTGCCCAACCAAGGACTCCCAAATTACTGACTGTAAGCAATTGCTCTGAGTGCTGGACCCGAATGTTGCCATTGAAGGCTTGCGCAACCTGAGGCCTAGAGTACCTAATCACTGGAGTGTTAGGCACCAAGCCGCGGGGAACACGCTCGGGCACCGGCTTAGCCTTGCGGCTAGTCTTAGACTTGTTAGACTTAGTTTTAGTCATTATGTGTGCCAATTTTCGATGAGGGTTGATCTTACCCGGGGGCTCCCACGAACGGGTGCCCCCTGGGCTAGCAGCCGATCTTCCAGTGCTACCTGCATGTCGGGGCGAATGCCAAAGGCTAGCCAGAATGATACGCGACATTCTGGTGTGGGTGCCCCAAACTTGCGGGTTGCTCTGGCCGCTAACCGGAAAAACCCGGAGTCGGCTAGCCAGGTGGACTTCGACACATTGCCTCACCACCTTGGCCAACAGCGCCCAACCACTTCCGAAACCCAGCCAACCCATGGATGCCTGCACCAACGCAGGTCAGATCCTTGGCAACTGCCACATGGGGGTTGCGCACCATGGTCCACTGCCCACGGATGCATACTGGGTGTGACTGACAGAACTCAATGTGCTCGAGGATGGTGACGGTGTCCTCCACTTTCATGGTGAACCCCATCTCCCCAAACCACTTGTCAAGCCCTGCTCGGAACTCCTTGGCGTGTTTCCTGTCCATGATCACAGTGCAGTCATCACCATTGTTGATAAGCCTGCATTTGACCCCCACCTCATCAGCATAGGCCCACACCATAGCTGACATAAGCAGGCAGTTGCCGAGAGCGGTGTTCATGTCACCACTCATACGACATCCGCGGACAGTGTATTTGACGAGGCCGTCCTTCACGCGAGCAAACCCCTTGTTTACCAGCTGCTGCCGCAACAGCGCTGCCAACTTGGGCCGGGCCGATGGGCGGAAGTATGACAAATAGATGCCATGCTCCCACTTCAAGGCTTCCTCACTCACATGCTGGTCAAACCGTGATGCATCAAGTCCAATGGCACAGGGGTCCTTAAACTCATCCCATGCTTGCTTGATGTGTGAGGCAACTTCCTCTGATGTGTAGTGCTTCATCACGGTTGGCCCGCCCCACACCTTAGAAATGTGGCGGTACACTTGCGCTTCCAAGTGTCTCAGGTAGCGCCCAACGCACACGTTGAACTGGGGTGATCTGGGTTGAATCACCCTTGGCGCCGGATCCGGTTTGGACGTGAGGTTGATCTTCTCAGCCTTCACGAAGGTGCTAAGGTAGGCGTCTGAGGTACGTAAGCCACGCGTTCTCAGTCTGTTGACAGCTGCTTCATAAATGGCACGCTTGCGGCCGCTGTAGTGGGAGAGGAAACCCTCATCCCCCATAGGGGCGACAAACCCGTGACACCTCGACAGCCTGGCGGAAAAATCCGCCAACCTTCCAAATGCACCCTTCACTGGCGTAGGTGGCCTACTGAGCTGCCCACCGCGTTCGCAGTAAAAGACACGCTCAGTGATGCCACGTGTGACGTTGGTGAGATTGTTGTTGTGCACAGAATAGTGCACCCCATTGTCAGCGCCCTCCAATCTCCAAAAGGTGCGCTGTGGGCTGTCAGCACCCTGCCGTGTGACGACCATGGACTCACCACTCCGCAGTGCGCCTGCGGGTTGGCGCTGGACGCGGGTGGTAATTCCGCCACACTTGACAAGGCAGCCCTATTCATTCGGGGGTTCAACCCGCTCATAGCCTCCAACACCAAGCCAGCGTGCTAAGCATGGCAGCACACCTGGTTTTGGAACCAGATACCTGTCACACACAGCCTCACGAAATGCCTGGGAATGGGCAATGTCACGGGCAAGCCTCTCACCATTGGTTGGCAGCCAATAAAGGACTGCAACCAGTGGAATGAGGTCAGCCTTGACACTGGCTCGCATGCTCTGGTGAGAGTTGACCAAGTCTGCAGCCTCCTTGTTGATCATCAGCACGTTTGCCTTTGACCACTTGGCGGATGGGACCTTAGACTTCAGTTGCATGCTCAAGCGCCTTGCTATGATAGGCAGTCGCTTCCAGGTTAGCTTGCCCAAGGGCATGCCGCTGGAAGCCTCTTCGTCTGCCTTACTAAGAACCTCCTCAATGATCGTGCTGGCTGTGGAGCCGAGCACCCTAACACCATCAGCCCGGCGGGTGGACAAAGAAGCCAGATTGCCACAAATGTGGCATCCTGGCTGCTTAAGCCACTTGCAGAACGTGCAGGCACCATGTGGGATGCGCCCTGGCACGTCGCGTACACTGGCCACGTCTTCCAGGTGATCAGCCTGGGATTCGCCGCTCAAAGAGCAGGGTGTTGTGGGGGTAGCCATGCTTGCGCACGACAAT